GTATCAAACCAGATAGATTTAATTTTGTATACGTTGGAAACTCTCAATGGAGAAAAGGTTTAGATGTATTAATTAATGTATGGCATAAATGTTTTAAAAAATATGATAAATGCACTCTTATAATTAAAGATAACCCAAATGTTTATGGAAAGAATAATATTCTTAATGAAGTAATAAAAATGCAACATAAAACTGAAAGTGCTGAGGTGATATACATAGATGAAAACCTTAGTGAGTCAGAAATGGCTAACTTATATAAATTATCAAATGTCTTAGTTCATCCCTACAGAGCTGAAGGTTTTGCAATGCATGTTCAAGAAGCAATGGCTTGTGGTTGTTTACCTGTTGTTCCTTCAGGAGGACCAACCGATGATTTTGTTCCCGAAGAAATTGGTTTAAAAATTCCAACATCTCAACAAAACGTAAATATATCAGATTCTGGAGTGTTTGCAATGAAACCTGGAGATGCTATGACACGGATGAGCACTCATACATTTGTTAACGAACCTTCTGGACATCACCTAGAACAAGTGTTAAAGTATATATACCATCACCATAATAAACAAGATTTATATACAAAGTTAGATAATGTATCAATGGAAAATACCTGGGACCACGTAATTGATATGTATGAAGGAGTTATTAATGAAATCGGACAAAGAAAAAGCACAACAAGAGCTAGATGATTGGTTTGATGAGTTTGACACTAAACCTAGTGTTTATGAAGCAATGAAAAAAGAAAGTCTTGATGACAAAATATTAAGAGATTTTCATGGATTTGCGCCAACAATTGATGATAAGTTTGTAGGAGATTTACCTACTATTACTCCTAAAGCACAAATTTATATTTCAGAAACACTTAAGCCTGGAGAATATTTTAGATTTGGAGTTACAGGAGGTGGCTGCTCAGGGTTTAATTATTTGCTAGATATTGATACGCAAATAGCAGATAATGATATTCAGTTCTCCAATAATCCCCCAGCTTTAATAGATAGCGAAAGTGTTAAGTATTTATATGGATCTGAAGTAGATTTACAAGATCATATGATGAATAAAATGTTAGTTGTAAAAAATCCTAGTGCCAAAGCAAGTTGCGGGTGCGGGACAAGTTTTGCAGTAGATGAAAGTCTATTAGATAACTATAGCTAATGGAATTAGTTTTTGCTCTGATAACGTATCTAGGAGTTCAGAAATTAGATACAAGTTACTTTAGAAGTATAGATGATTGTATGTATTTTGCAGTAAGAATAAATAAAAATGTTGGAGTACCGAACAGAGTAGATGATGGAGGACAAACTCCTATGTCACGTCATTATAAAGCAGTCTGTGAACCTAGTAAAGTTAATGTAAAAGATGTTAAGGTTTATTAATGAAAGATTTTAATTGGATTATAAATGAGAGCAATATACCTTGGTTAGACTTGGACATAGAGTTTCCTTATGAAGAAATGCATAAAGAAGCAATTAATTTAAGAGATAGATTTGTTAAACACAGAGATCAAGACGGTCAGGGCGGTTATAGACATAAAGGTTGGAGAAGTTTATGCATTCATGGTATCGATGCTGAAAAAACTAATCATTTTGAACAATACGGGTATAAGTCAAACCAAGAAACTCCTTATGTGTGGACAGACATAGTCGATAGATGTCCTGTCACATATAAATTTTTTCGTGATATTTTTCCTTTTAAGTCTTATTACCGAGTTAGATTTATGTTATTAGAGCCAGAGGGATTTATCACTCCGCATCAAGACAGTTTTGACTCTAAATTATCTCCAATAAATATGGCACTAAATCACCCAAAAGGGTGTAAAATGAAAATGGAAGGTCATAAAGGTTATGTCCCATTTGCGCCAGGAAAAGCACTACTATTAGATGTAGGAAATACTCACGCTTACATTAATAAAAGCACAGAAGAAAGATATCACATAATTGTGCACGGAACAAGAGCAAAAGAATATGAAGAATTGGTAATACGTAGCTATGAGAAAAATGGGGTTAAATAAAGATTATGTGGTAGGTATCTATAATGATACAACTTTTTCTACGCATATTCCTAACACTCAAAAATATAAAGAATTAACAGAATTTTTTACTAGGTTTAAATACTTTGGACCAATTATAACTGCAAACTCTGTTAACGAAGTTTTAGATAAAGCACTAGAGCATGACGTAAAGTATTGTATAGTACAAGCTACAGGTCATATAATTCAAGAAGCTGCGTTCTTTAGGCATATTGAAAAATGGATAGAAAAGCAGAACTTTTTTGTCACAGGGCATATTATGGATAAAAATAAACCTAATAAGAATAACCCCAAAGGCGAAATAGGATACTACGGACTTCATAAACAATGTATGTTAGTTAATTTAGATTATTATAGAAAATTTGATAAACCTGTGTTTGGTAATAAATCAGCTACTAAAGAAGAAAACGTGGTAAAAGCTAACAGACATTCTAAAGACATACATGACGATTATACTCCTTTATCTTTGAGACCTACTGAGGAACTTACAGTTTGTACACCATTAGTAGATGGTTGGAATTTTATTAATGTTAGTTTAGAAAACGATTTAACTGTGTACAATTTTCACCCAAAGATAAGAGAATCAAAACAATATATTTATCCGTCACAAAGTGCGGAAGAATTAGCTTTACAGCTAAATTGGATACAGAACATAGTTGAGTATGCTCCTACATGTGTTTTTCTTTGGAATACAGAAAACTATCTTGATTTAAAGTATGTTAAGCTTGAAAAGCCTATTAAAAAACTATACAGTGTTGCTGCAAGTTTTAAACCAAACATGATACTACATCATTTTGGTTTTTATGATGATACTGAAATAGTTTATTACGATTATAGTAAACCTTCTTTAGCGTTTAAAAAGTTACTACTCACGTATTGGGATGGTGAGGATTATCCTAGTTTTATTAAGTGGGCACTAGCAAAGTATCAATTCAGTGAAACAGGTGGTGTAGAAACTGAGCGATTAACTAGAGATGACTTGTGGCAAAGAGAAATAGGGTATTGGGGTTCAGAGAAAGTAATAAAAGATCATTGGGAAAGATATAAGCAATTGAAACACTCATATGTTCATGTAGACATTTGTGAGAACCCCGAAAAAGTAACAAATAAAATAACTAATGATCCTGATAGTGTCATATGGTGGAGTAATGCGTTTCATACAGTTAATGCCCAATATGTAAGAGGTTTACAGGGTGTAAAAGATTGCTATAATGTATGGCTAGATCAAATAAATAGTAAAAATTCTGATATTTGGATTTTAGGAAAAGACTATCTTGATAAACCAATTGAAGGCGGAACATTAAAAGAGTATCTAAGTGAAAAACGATAAATGAGTCTTACTTATAAATATTTAAAATTCAAAATTGCTGAAGATTTGCTAGACGAGTGTACTAAACTAGTATATTACAACTATAAAGATAGGGATCTTAAAGATGCAATTACTGCTTGTGCAATAAAAAGCCCTGATGGTAAGCCTAATAATATGTTTAAAGTATATCCTGACACTTGTGATAGCTATAGATTTACTAGTACTTGTGGTATCATACCTAGAACCATTAGTGCAATAAATAAGTTTGAATGTCCTACAGCAAGAATTAGGATTTTAAAACAGGAGCCTCAGTATGTTACGCCAGTGCATATTGACGAAGAGAACTGGCATGATCCTACTGAAAAGCATTTAAGAATATGGATAGCAATTAACTACAATCCTAACTTTATATGTATTTTTGGTAAAGATGAGATATGCTTAGAAGCTGGACAAGGAGTAGTTTTTAACCCAGACACTCCTCACGGAGCAAAAAACTTAGACAGATCTGAGGCGAGATACTCGCTAAATATGATTGTCAAACCTAACAATTGGTTAAAAGAGAATATTAGTGAACATTGATTTTGGAACAGCGTTCCGTAAACCGAATGGAAATGCTGTAAAAGTTACAGTGAATGAATTTAGAGATCAGTTATATCTTCATATTAGAGAATATTCTATGGATGGGGATACTGGTCAGTGGTATCCAACAAAATCAGGCTACTCAATGCCTGCTGATGAAGTAAGTTCTTTAATACCCTTACTACAAGAAGCAAGTGAACAAGTAGCAAAAAGATATATTTGGAATACACAATTAGAATTAGAATTGGAGAAATAATGAGCGTTAAAGCGTGGAATGACGAGCAAGAAGCTGAGTTAATAAAAATGTATACAGAAGAAGACATAAAAGACGTTTATGAATTAGCTTCGCACTTTGCAAAAGGTTATAGAAGTGTTATAAGTAAATTGGTACAACTTAAAATTTATGAAAAACCTGAACTGAGTGAAGAAGATAAGAGTCAAACAGTAAAAGTAATGTTAAGAGAACTTGAAGATATTCTTAATATAAGAGTAGACGGAACAAATCTTAACAAAAAAGAAAATTTAAGTATGCTATTAAATGTTATAAAAGAGAAAATAAGTTGAATAAGTATACTCAAGATATGACAGGAACAGGTGATCATATAGAATTACCTGATCCAGAACCAGAAAGATACTATGACTGGGTTCTTTGGAAACTTAGGCAAAAACAAAAGTGGACAGAAAAAATGAATGAAAAATATATTTACGAATCTCCAGACAAAGGAAAAACAGTATATAGAAGAAAAACGGGAGAGACTGAAAGAGAATTAGTAAAAGAGTCAAAAGTAGTAATACCTGATATGGTTAATCACCCACCACACTATAATAAGGGTATTGAAACGTCAGAATATATTAATTCTTGGGAAATGAGTTATCCACAAGGTAATGTTATAAAATATGTGACTAGATATAATCTAAAACACAGTGATTTAAGAAAACAAAGAGAAGATTTAGCCAAAGCAAAATGGTATCTCAATGATTTAATAGTACAGTTAGAAAAAAAGATTATTGATTGATTACTTTAAAAATCATTGGCAACAAACTGAAGAAGATACTCATATTATAGACTGTATGGAAAAATCTTCTCTCATACTAGATGTTGGGTGCGGTTTTAATCAGTACAAAAAGTATGCTAAGTTACCTCAGTACTTCAAAGGTATAGATATTGCTAATGAAGAGGCTGACGAAGTAATAGACGTTTTAGATTATAAAACTGATAAGATATTTGATTTAATTATTTGTTACGGATCAATTAATTTTTACGACAAAAAATGGGTTGAGGATAGACTGGCTAAAGTAGTTAATTTATTAGAGGAGACTCCAGGCTCTCGCATTTGTATGAAGGTAAATCCTGGCAATCCCCATGCTGATGGAACTATGCTAGAGTTTTTTCCATGGACAATGGACTATGCACGTGATGTTTCCTATAAATATGGTTTAGTTATTGAAAACATTAGAACAAAAGGTTCTACAGGGGGTAGATTTAAATTTGACTATGTAAGGTCAGATTATCCGTATATAAAAGAAGTAGAGGATATTTATGCTTTAGTATGAACAGAATATTTTTAACAGGAGTTCCTGGTAGTCGTTGGAGCGGAATAGCACAAGAATTAGAAAATGAAGGAAACTACGATATAAGTGATCGTACTCCTGAAAGAAGCTATACAGATAAAGGAAACCACGTTGGCGTATACTTTGGCAAAGGCATGGAGTTTCCTGCAATGCTTGACACTAAAAACCTAGACTTACCTTATGAAAAGAAAGGTAAAAAACCTAAACTTCATAAAAGTCATGAATGGAGTTTAATGCTTAGTACTATAAATTATTTTTATCCCAAGGATGGTATTATTTTAATATATAGACCTAACGAAGCTGCCTTAGCTTGGTGGCTTGAAGCAGGAGGATTTAATATTGCTTATCCCAACTATGACTATTATAAAGATGAGCAAACTATGGCAAAACATATCGCTATTCAAAACGAGGCAATTCTTAAATTTGCTCACAAACATAAATTGAAATGGAAGCACCATCATAAACACTATGATGTTCTAATAGCTAAAAAATTCCCAAAATGATTGAGATGATAGCTACTCTTTTAGCAGGAGTATTCTATGGCTTAATAGTTGGAATTATACCAAGTGCAGGCGCCACAACAGGTCTTGTAGCTCTTTTTGGTTTCATAAGTTATTTTGTGCATGATCCCTATCTTGGTGTTATTTTTTTAATGGCAGTTGTAGCCGCTAGTACGACTGGTGATAGTTTTACGGCAATATTATTAGGAATACCTGGAGCAAATAGTGCTGCTGCTACAATGGTTGATGGATTTCCTTTAGCGCAACAAGGTAGAGCTGGCTATGCTATTAGTGCTGCAGTTACAACTTCTACAGTAAATGGATTAATATGGGGATGTTTAGTTTTTTTACTTTTACCGTGGTACACAAACTTGATAATGATTCTAGGAATTCCTGAACTTTGGGCTTTTACTATGCTAGCACTCGCAACAGTAGGTTTTTTAAGTAATCAGTACTGGTTTCGTAGTATTTTAGCTATTGCTTTTGGCATACTTATTGGTATGGTTGGAGTAAACCCTGATAATAATGAACCGAGATTTACTATGGGGTGGTTTTACTTAGAAGATGGTATTCAGATAATAGCAGTTGCTGCTGGATTGTTTGCAATACCAGAATTAACAAAAGGATTATTTACTAAAACTAGTACATCTAATAGCGGATTGAAAAAAGGTGAATTATTAGAAGGAATGAAAGCAGTTTGGACTAATCGATGGTTAGCTCTTAGAGGAGGATTTATAGGTGCTTTCATAGGACTTTTGCCTGGTCTAGGCGGTCAAATGGCAGACTGGATGGCTTACGGATCAGCTGTTGCTACAAATCCAAAAGAAAAATTTGGAAATGGTAATATTAAGGGCGTCATCGGACCTGAAGGTGCAAATAACTCTCAAAAAGCAACATCAATGATTACGACTGTTATATTTGGTATACCTGGAGCTAAGTTTGCAGCGATTCTTATGAGTCTGTTCATGTACCTAAATATTGAACTTGGTACACCTGATATAGCAGAAGATACTGAACTATTTACTAGCATGACTTTTGGTTTTCTTGGGGCTACTGTTATCGTTGCTTTAATCTGTATACTTTTAATTCGACCAATAAGTGCCCTTGCAAGAGTACCGTACAAGTATTACTTTCCATTTTTATTAGCATTAATCATTTTTACTTCTATGCAGTACACAGGAGGATGGGAGGACTTGGCAATGTTAGGAATTTTTTCTATAATAGGATTTTCATGTAAGCATTTTAAATTTAGTAGACCTGCTTTGTTGATAGGTTATATTCTTGCAGAAAAAGTTGAAGGTTTAACATTACAAATTACAGGGTTATACACCCTAGAAACATTAAGTATAAGACCGATATTCATATGTCTAGTCGTATTAATAATCGGTGTTTTCACGTACAGTATAATTAGAAAAGGTAAAATAGATTATGCATAAATTAATAGTATTATCAATGTTGTTATTTTCAGCATCTGCATGGGCTGACTATACAATGATTATTCCACAAAAACCTGGAGGCGGCACTAGCCAATGGGCTCAGATAGTAGCTACAGAATTAGAAAAACATTTAGGAGAGAAAATCATCCTAAAACATATAAGAGGTGCTAGAGACATACCAGGGTTTAATAAGTTCCACAATGATCTACGTTTTAATGATAAAACTATCATGGTATCAAATGGCGGCAATGGGGTTTCATTTTTAAATGAAAAGGTAGATTATAACTATCGTGATTATGATAGTGTAGGATTAATGAATCTTAATATTATTACAGCAGTTCAAAAATCACACGATCCTTATAGCAGCGAGCCAACGTCATTTTCTGGTGGTGGAGGTAAAATACCTGAAGGTATTGCAATGACTTTACTAAAATGCGGTAGCGGACTTACGACAGATGAATATATCGCTTGTTTTAAAAAGAAAGTAAATTGGATTAAAGGTATGAAAGGTAGTGAGAGACGTTTAGCATTTAAGCGAGGAGAACTACACGGCACTAGAGATAACCCAGCAGCTTTTAAAAAGCATGTACAACCTATTATTGATAAAGGTCAAGCAACTCTTTGGTTCCATCACGGCATACTTCAATCAGACGGAAGTCATGCAGATGACCCAAACTACCCAGGAATATTAATGGAAGATTTATTTTATGGCGCAAACAGAGTTAAACCGCATAGTGATTTGTATAAAGCCTATAAATTAGTTAAGAGCTTTAGAGATGGTTTACAAAAAGCATTATGGGTAAACAAAGGTAATCCTAACAGAGCAAAACTTGTAGAAGCTTTAAGAAAAGTAGCAAATGACCCCGAGTCAGTTAAAAAAATACAAAAGAAGGTAGGTAAATATGAGTGGATTTTAGGTGACAAAGGAAACGATCACGTAAAAACTTTAATGACTTTTATCACTGCTGATGCTTTGAAAACTTTAGTTAAATTTAATAAAGAGGCTTTCGGGATTAAAGCAATTTATAAACAAGAGCTAATAAAATGAAGCCTAATATATTAGTTATTACAGGACCGCAAGGTACTGGTAATCATGTATTTTCTAAAGTCCTATCTATGCACAAAGATGTGTATGGATGGGGTAAACTTTTAAAAGAATACTGGATTCCTCACCACGTAGCTCCTTTTGCAGATATATGGTCTGATCCATCTAAAATTGATAGTTATTTTTGGAAAGAGCAAAACTACTTAATTAGTGTTAGTGGCCCTTTTATTGATGATATCGATGGTAAAAAACAAACGGTTTATCCCAACTACACTGAAGTTTTAGAACGATTAAGTAAAAAAGGTAATCTTTTAGTAGGAATCATCGGAAGAGATCAAAACATTACCGCTCAAAACCAAACTAGAAAAAGAGGTGTTGAAAGTTATCATAACTTTTTAAACAAGTTAGCTGACATAACACAATTTCCTCATACATTTTTAAGTGTAGAACTTTTATATATGTTCAGACATCATTATGTAAAAAGTTTGAATGATATACTTAATATACCTATAGATGATAAGAATGAACAACTTCACTACATTCTAAACAAAGATCCAAACGCTAAGTATGTTCATTATGTAGAACATAGTTGGTTAGACAAAAGAAAAAAAGGTGGATTTATGAATGACGGAAGTTTGCCGCATGATGAAACTAAATAAAGTAGTTTCACTATTTAAATACACATTAAACTTTCTTAATGCTTAATTTTCTTATATTATCTATATATGAATTACAAAGAACTCAAAAGAATTATTGAAAAACATAACCAAGCCTATTATGACAGGTCAGCTTCTGAAATAACAGATTCTGAATACGACCAGCTCTACGACAAATTAGAACAGATCGAAAAGGCACAAGGTTGGAAGGATCACGACTCCCCTACAGTTAAAGTAGGTGGTGTTGCTGGGAAGGTCTCGCATCCGTTTAAACTGTATTCACTTCGTAAAGTCTATGAACTAGAAGAAGTAGATAAGTTTATGACGGTAAAGTTACCTAAAATTGATGGTACTAACTTAACTCTTATTTATAAAAGAGGTAAACTTAAATTAGCACTAACAAGAGGTAATGGCGAGCGTGGTGAAAATGTTACGCACTTAACTCAATTCTTGAACGGCGCTCCCGCCATGATTGATACTCTTCAAGATGAGGTCGTTATAAACGGCGAGTGCGTAACAAATAACGAAGTTGAAAATTATAGAAACTATGTAAGCGGAGCATTAGGCTTAAAAAGCGCAAAAGAATTTAAACAGAGAAATATAAAATTTATCGCTCATGATTGGCTTGGAGTTAAAATGAACTATCAAGCTAGAATGAAATCAATTAAAAACATGGGATTTTATACAGCATTAGACGAAGAGTCCTGGAGCTATCCTCAAGACGGAATTGTATATAGAACAGATTCTTGGGAACAAGAACAAGCATTAGGTCACACTTCAAAATATCCTAAGTTTGCTGTAGCACTCAAAGAAAGAGAATCTCAAACTGCAGTTACTACTCTGCTTTCAGTAGAATGGGCGATAGGTAGAACTGGAACAGTAAACCCAACAGGAATCATTGAGCCTGTTATTTTAGACGATGCAACTCTTAGAAGAGTTACTCTTCATAATATCGGAATAATAGAAGAACACAATCTAGGTCTTGGAGACATGATCCAAGTAGAACGAGCTGGCGGAGTTATACCTAAGTTCTTAAGAGTAATAGAACACTCAGTACATAACCAAAAGGTAACAAAACTTACGGCAGAACGTGCCATTGGTGTCACGACAAAGCGAGATGGTCCTAGACTTATCGTTAATGATAAGAGTAATATAAGTTCTATAAAGTTTTTAGAGTATTTTATAAGGATACTCGAAATAAAAGGATTAGGTCCTGCTTCTGTAAAGAAGCTAGGCTTAACACATCCAGTCGATTTATTTGATAATCCTGACTGGAGCAAACTCGGTGCAAACGGAGTTAAAGTTGAGGCTGAGGTTGAAAGAACCAACACCAAACCTTATGACATAGTACTAGCATCCCTAGGAATACCTGGGGTTGGGAGACGAGCATCTAAAATGATAGTTCCTCATATCCCAGCTTTCAGAAACCTTAGAGATATAGAAACTACCTATATTAAAGGTATTGGTCCTTCAACGATTGAGTCAATCCTTGCTTGGCTTGACGATAATGAGTATTGGGTATTACAATTACCTCTACAGTTAGAACAAAATGTTCAAGTTGAAGAAGTATTAGTATCCAAAAGAAAAGTTTGTATTACGGGTAAACTTGATATGACGAGAAAACAACTTAGTGAAATACTGGAAGAAAAAGGTTTTCAAATAACATCTACAGTTACTAAAGATTGTTATGCACTAGTTGCTGGAGACAGTGGTAGTTCAAAACACACTAAAGCTAATACTTTAGGAGTAACTATAATTGACTATTGGTCAAGCAAAAAAGATGTGTTATCGGGTAATTTTTAAGAGAATTAAAAAGAACCATGAAAGCAGTTACCTTTAATTTTCAGTTGCTTCTTATAAATATTTTCGGTAATATCTTTATACAAGTCAAGAGAAAAAGAAACTCTTGAAAAATTCAATAACTAACGATCAGAGGGGATCATAATATGTCAAAATTTGAATACACTGAAGACATGGTTACACGTATGCACGACGTTGCAGGTAGTGGTGTAACTGAAGAAATAATCGAATCTTTAATGGAAGAATTCGATTTTCCAAGACGTTCTGTAACTGCTAAGTTAAGAAAACTAGGTTACGACGTTCCTAAAAAGCCAGGCGCTGCTCCTGTGTTCTCTGCTGATGAGACAGACGAATTAGCATCTTTCCTAGAGGCAAATTCTGGAAATCTTACAGCTGAAGAAATTGCTCAACAGTTTGCTGGAAATAAATTTACAGCAAGGCAAATCAATGGTAAAGCATTATCATTAGAGATGACATCACATGTCAAGCCTGCTGAAAAGAAAGTTACTCCTAGAACTTATTCAGAAGACGAAGAGTCAAAAATCAGTGATATGGTTGAAGGCGGTTCATACTTAGAAGAGATTGCTGATGCCATGGGTAGATCAGTAAACTCAATAAGAGGTAAGTTACTGTCTATGGGTCTTAAAGCTCCACAAAGAGATAAAAAAGATTCAAAAGCAGATCCATATGCTGGTATCGAAGATATGCTTGACCAAACTGTTGAAGAGATTGCAGAAGCATTTGACAAAACAGTTAGAGGTGTCAAAACTGTACTTACAAGACGTGGTCTTGCTTGTGCAGACTATACTCCTAAAGCATCTAACGAGTAGTCGAGTAATCGAATCCTTGGGGGGATATAAAAGGGTGGCAGGTTCTATTGTCGCCCTTTTTTTGTTTCTAAAAATAAAAGTAAAGTATTAAAAACACTAAAAAGTAAAAAATATAAATAAGCATGATGCATCTCCTAAAAGCATTATAATTGATGGGAAAAAGTTGTCAAATATTTGACACTTGCGTCAGCGTCAATAATTTGGCATAGTCAAAATATTGACGATATTTTTTGTCAAAAATTTGAATAGAAAGACGTACATGGGAATAAAAGCACACACAGAATTTCAAAAATTAAAAACAGTTTTAATAGGTAGAGGGTTACCTAGTACAATAGTTAAAAATCCATATATGCGATCAAAATTAAGTCCAAGCACTAAAAGATTATTAGTTGATTTACTTGACGAGACTGAGGAAGATTATCAAAACTTAGCAAAAATTTGTACAGACTTTGGTGCTAAAGTAATAAGACCCGAGTATAGTATAAAATGGGAGTCAGAAGATATAGAATTTACTCCTTATCTTATGAATCCTCGTGATGATCTAATAGTTTTAGACAATAAGCTGGTATGCGCGCAAGAAGCTTTAATAACATCTGTAGATTACTTGTACCCACTACAAAAGTATAAGAACAGAATTGTCCGTAATAGCAAAACTTATAATTTAATGCCTCCTTCAATTGTTAGATTGGGTAAGGATATTATTATTGATAGACAGAGAGATATGAAGTCTAATGATCCAGAGTCTGTTGAATATTTAAAAAGCTGGTTAGAGCCTTTAGGGTATAACATAATATATCTTACTACACATAATTTTCAATTCAAAGCTAATATAAGTCACGCAGATGGGGTTTTTTCAGTACTAAAACCAGGAGTTATATTAACTTGTTTAGAGGCAGAAGGCTATACAAAGAACATATTTAAAGATTGGGATGCTTTTCAAGTAGAACCAGCGTTTGAATCGATGAAAAAGTGGAATATCTATCAAAACGACACAAAATCTTATTTATTTAAAGATAGCAAATACATTGATGATGTTTGGAACCAAACAATAACAACATGGTTTTCAGATTGGGTAGGGTATGCAAAAGAAACCTTATTTGATGTAAATTGTTTATCTTTAGATGAGAACCACGTAATTGTTTCGCATTATAGAAAAGAAGTTTTTGATTACTTTAAAAAACACAAAATAGAACCGATAATATGCCCTGTTAGACATAGATTTTTTTGGGACGGCGGGGTACACTGTATGTCGCTTGATCTAGAAAGAGAAGGTAATTGTGAGCAATATCTATAAAGATATAGAAAAATGGATTAAACGAATAACAACCCCTATTAACGGGTATCAAATATGTCCATACGCAAGAAAAGCAAAATACAAAATATATACGCACTTAGATAGAGTTACACTCCTAAAATATGCAATTTATTGGAAAGGTGAGTACGATTTGATGATTTGTGAATTAGCAGATTCCTCCATGACAGTAGAAGAAGCATCTTATATAGAATATGAGTGTAATCTATTTGCAAAAGACACGATAACACTTTTAGACCATCCAGACAAGCCAGGATATATTGACGGTAACTATACAGGTAATGGAAAACGTATTTTGTTCTTAATTCAGTCTAAAGAAGATTTACAAAAAGCGAGAACACATTTAAAAACCACTACATACTATAATTTATGGACAAATACTTACTATAAAGATATATTAAGAGAAGAAAAATGAAAACAGTTGATTTACACGGAAAAACCCTTCACGAAGCATGGAAAATATTTATGGATTTTGCACATATAAATTATAAAGAAGAAAAATATATTAGAGTAATTACAGGACAAGGTGCAATACAAAAAGAGTTCCCAAGTTGGTGTGAAGCTTGTAATCCTGCAAGTTCATGGGAGACAGAACCACATAATCCTGGTAGTTGGAAAGTAGAGTTAAATGGCTGAAGAATTTATTTTAGAAAATATACCTGAAGAGGCTTTAGATCATGTTTTGTCTCTACATCCAGAGGCAAAATCTCTGTATTTCACAAAATTAGCTAAAAAGTTTTACCCTAAAATAGACGAAAACTCAGCTCAATTTAAGGATATATTAGAAAATTACGTTAGTTCCTTTTATGTAGAAAAAATGTATAGATCTAATAGGTTCTTTAATGAAAAGTTTATAATAGTGTATACCCAAACTGGTTTAATAAGAAACGTATGGTCAGATTTATATTATACAGACGATGATCTCATAACTCACTAAGATAATTATTGCCAAACTGCTTGACTTTTATTATAATAAAGAAAATCACAGGAGTATTCATGGCAAAAGCAACAGGCATATCGGAAGCCAAAATCCGACAAGCTATTTGGATGTTAAAAGCAAAAAAGACTAAGAAACAAGTCTGCGAACATCTAGGTATAGCATATAATACCAAAAGACTTGATAATATCATTCAAGAATTTCATAATAATATTGACAAGGAAGCTGCCCTAAAAAAGAAGGCGCGTCTCAAGAAGTTTACTAGTGAAGAAAAGAAATCCATAGCAGACTCTTATCTTAATGGAGATACTCAATCTTCCTTAGCTAAGACATATTATATTTCGCCTCAAAGAATTAAAAATATTTTAATAGAGATGAATGTGCCTATACGTGCCAGAGGTAAAGGTAAAGCAGCTAATGTCGAGCATGTTATACAAGATCTTGAAGTAAGATTTAGAACTGGAGATAAAGTGTTTTTAGCAAAAGAAAATACTTTTGCAGTAGTAAAAGAAGTTTATGATGAAGAATGGATTGATACCTATGAAAACGGTTATCAAAAATACATCGAAATATACCCTTTTAAACCTGGGGCCAATGGCAAGGCAGGTAGATATTCAGAACCTACTGAGGGAGTTCACTACGAGATTTATTGGATGATTGAAGGAGAGGTTTTGCCGACACGTAAGTTAAGTGCTTTCTTGCATAAACGTAATAATGTTAGTAGAATAATAGAAGAAACAGGTAGGGAATCTTACCTACTATATAGACAAGGCGATCACGGAGGCTATGTAAATGCTACTCGTGACCAACTTTTTCCTGTCAAGGCGGCTTAATGGCAATAGATTTACAAAAACTCACTCTGCGTAGATTACTTGATACGCAGAGTAACGACCTTTATTCTAAATTACTAAATCAATATTTTACAGGTATTAATTTTGTTTTATATGAAAAGATTAAGTCTTTTTATAAGGCAAATACTCGTCTACCGTCGACTGATGAGATTCTTACTATAAGAAAAGATACAGGATTACAAGAGTATATAGAAAATCAAATTTGTGCAGACGATAATAGTAATGACCAAATACAAGATGAATTCTTAGTTGCACAGTTACAAGACTTTTACATTCGTGATGAAACAATTAATTTTATGGATAAATTCGTTGATCAACTTGAAGATTTAGAAAAAGTAGAAATTGTTGACAAATTCCAAAATCATCTATTACACTTGAATCAGGCTATACCCCATGATGATGAACTCTACGATGTTGCAGAGCTAGAATTTTTTCCAAACGAAGACGATTTTAAAATATATCCATCAGGATTATCAAATGAATTTGACGCAATAAACGGAGGGTTTGCTACACAGGAGCTGGTATTACTAGGAGGTAGAAGAGGCTCTGGTAAATCTATTATATCGCTTAACTTAGCCCTCAATAGATTTTTACAAGGAAATACTGTAGCGTTCTTTACAATCGAGATGAGGTATAAAGAAGTTTATGATAGAGTATTATCTATTATTTCTGGTGTTCCATTTTTAGATATTTTTAGGAATAAACTTAATGATAAACAAAAAATACAAATGGCTAAAGCAAAGTTTGAAAACTTTTACAAACCTTCAGACAAAATAGATAAGATGATAAAAGAATTAGAATATACAAAAGATTTTAAAAATTTTGAAAAAAGAGTGAAGATAGAACGACCAGGCTTAAAAGATCATAGGTTATTTATGATAGATGATGAGTCGCTAACTCTTAATAGAATAGATCATTATTGTAATATGTTTTCTTCTAAGTATCCAGATTATAATATGGCAGTTGTTGATTATATAAATATTGTAAAACATGATGATCAAAAAGATTGGAAAACACAAATCACAATAGCAGATAACCTAAAAGGTCTATCAAGAAAGTATGATTTAACAATGATTTCTCCATATCAAATAGATGCTACAGGAGAAGCTAGGTTTGCAAAAGGTATACTTGATTCTGCAGATCGTAGTTTTAACTTTTTTCCTCCAGCTGAGGGAGAAGATAGAGAGTTAGAAAGTAAAATATCAATACACACAACAAAAATGAGAAACGGTAAGCATATGAGTTTTGATGTATTAATGGATTGGAGTTGTGTAAAAATCAATCCAAACACCTCAAACGTAATTAATGAAAAACCCCATAACGCAGTAAAATTCGGATCAGATAAACAAGAAAGGTCACAAGATTTATGAGTATAGTACAAAAAAATATTGAAGAACTAATAACCTTACTAAAAACTAATCAACACATGAAAGATAAGATAATTGCGCAAACTGCTTGGGATAGTTATTTAAAACTGTTAAGATTTTATGCTGGGTTAGATAACGATCAGATAATTTTTATGAATAAAGCTAAACGAGTTTTACTAGGAAACAGAAAATGGATCTAGTAGAATTACTGGACAGTAGAGGGATAGAATATAAAAAAACTAATAATCCTACAGAAATTTTAATCTCTTGTACTAGCGGAGAACATACAGACAAATCTCCTAGTCTTTCATATAATCTTGAGAAAAATGTATTCCATTGTTGGAGTTGTGATTTTAGTGGTGGTATAACTAAATTCATGAAATCTATAGGTGAAACAGTTATATTGGATGTTGATAGTAAACAACCTTATAAAATTAAAAAATTACGAGATAAAATTAGAAATGTTATAGAGGCAGATGATATTAGGATTCCTTCTGAACGACAGGTGTATGTTGGTGAATTTAAAAATATAGATGCAAGAACAATGAAAGAATTTCAAGCGTTTACAACAGAGCAGATGGGGTTTCAAGATTATATTTGCTTTCCCGTCTATCAATTTGGTAAACTTAAATTTATAGAAGGAAGATTAATGAAGTCAGTTACAGGAAAATCAAAATATTACAGACAACCAAAAAATGGTCGTGTAGGTAATATTTTATTTCCGTTAGATAAGATTAAAAATACTAATTATGTTATTTTAGTCGAAGGAATATTTGATATGTTAAATATGTGGCAACTAGGATATAAAAATACTATGTGTATATTCGGTGCAGCTAACTTTGGTAAACATAAATTAGAAATATTAGATAGGATTGGCGTAACAAAGGTTGATATACTAATGGACCCTGATGCCCCAGGCCAAATGGCGGCGAATAAGATAGCAGGGTTACTAGACTCAAGAAATATTGTCTCAAGAAACATAAAATTACCGATAGGAGTAGATCCAGGTGATTTAAACTTAATACAAGCAAAGGATTACATTCGATGAAATTAGCAGTAATTGGAGCAGGAATAACAGGAGTGACAACTGCGTATTTTTTACGACAGTCAGGGCACAAAGTCACTGTTATAGATGCAAACATGCATCCCGCAATGCTTGCATCGCACGCAAATGGAGGTCAACTGTCAGCCTCGAACTCAGAAGTGTGGAACTCATGGGCAAATGTTGCTAAAGGTATAGCCTGGTCTTTTAAGAGAGATGCACCACTTAAAATGCGTTATGATTTAGATTTCGCAAAATATAAATGGTTGTTGCAATTTATAGCTAATATTAAACACGCCAAAGAAAATACAATGACCACTACTGAAATGGCAATGCACTCTATTCGTATTATGAGAACAGAATTTGAAGATATCGAATATGATAGAAGTGATTGTGGAATTATGCACATATACAAGAGTGAAAAAGAGTATAATCATGCAAAAAAGGTAAACGAGTTATATAAATCTGGAGGTTTAC